TTCCAGAATTTATTAAATCTATAAGAAGAGTTCCTGTGTTTGGTAACTTCATAGCTTTCCCTGCTGAAATTATAAGAAATTCAACAAACATACTTAATCGTGGTTTGACAGAGATGGGTTTCAAAGCAAGTGATAGCTTGATAGCAAAGATAGGTGCAGATAAAGCAGCTGTTCTTGAAAGACAGATTCGTGCTATTGGAGCAAACAGATTAGCTGGTTATGTAAACATGGCTCTTACAGTTCCAGCAGGAGTTACAAAAGGTGCTTTGATAGGCACTGATATGTCACAAGAAAAGTTAGATGAGATTAGAAAATTAATGCCAGAGTTCTTGAAAGGACATCAAACAGTTCCTTTGAACAATCCAAAAGATGGCAAAAAGTTTGAGTATGTAGATTTAAGTTACATGTTACCTTATGATTTTGTGTTGGCACCTGCAAGACTTGCATTACAAACATATAGTCAAAAAGGAGAAGTTGGTGTATCTGAAGCAGAAAAAATAATGGGTGGAGCATGGCAAGCTTTCAAAGCTTTAGCAGAACCATTTGCAGGTGAATCTCTAATTGCAGAGCGTGTGTTAGATGCTCTGCCATCACAGTATTTAGGTCGTGGAGGACAAACTCCTACTGGATCTCCTATATGGAATGAAGCAGAATCTGCTGGATCTAAAGTTCAAAAAGGATTTTATCATATTCTAGGTGGTTTACTTCCTGGTGGTGTAGAACAATTTGCTAAGTTAACACCTCGTGGTTTTGAACAAGGAAGAACTTCTCTATCTATATCTGGAGATGCAGGATCGACAGGTACAAAATATGATAAAACAGAAGAGGCTTTAACAGCAATTACTGGAATAAGAAAGCTTGAGTTAGATATACCAAAATCATTGTCCTTTAGTGGTTTTGGTTATACACAAACAAGAAGTTCTGCTATAAGAGGTTTTGGTCAAATAGCAAAACTAAACAACTCAACTAAAGAAGATGTTTTACAAGCCTATGTTGAGGGTAATAATAATTTATTCAGAGTGCAAAGAGAAATGTTTGCAAAAGTTAAAGCAGCAAGAGCCGCAGGATTATCAGAAAGAGATATAATATATGCTCTTAAAGAAGATTCTAACTTAGGAAGACAAGAATTAGGAATGATTTTACAAGGTGAGTTTAGCCCAATTAAACCTAGTAAAGAACTTTATGAAGCGATATATAAAGAGAGTAATATAAGACTAGAAAAAAGAGCTTTAGATAGACTTCCAGTTGATGAAATGATAGATATTTATCAAGGATTGCTAAAAAAATCTTTACTATCTGGTGGTGTGGAATCAATAGATAAAGAGCTTCCTTTATTACCAATTGGTAATAACAGTTCTTCTAGTGCTCCGGAAATGCCCGTGTTAGATGTTAGTAAAGTAAGTCCAATAAATAATACTGCCACAACATCTTCTGCTCAAACAAGAACTAATCCTGCTTTCTTAGGAAGCAATCCAATTGATATTCTTAAAAACTTAACCATAGGAAATAGAACACAATGAAACTATCCGACAATTTTTCTCTAACAGAATTTACTAAATCACAGACAGCTGAAAGAAAAGGTATAACTAATAAACCTAACGAAATACATGTTATGGCTATGGAATCTTTATGTCACAATATATTAGAAAGAGTTAGATCTGCTTTTAATAAACCTATTAATGTAAACTCAGGATACAGAAGTGTTGCTTTGTGTGAAGCCATTGGATCAAAATCTACCTCACAACATTGTGATGGAGAAGCAGCAGACATAGAAATATATGGTGTAAGTAATTACGACCTAGCAAAATATATTGAGAATAATTTAAACTTTGATCAGTTAATATTAGAGTGCTGGGATGGTATTGACCCTAATTCTGGATGGGTACATGTATCTTACGTCAACGATGTTGCTAATAGAAAAGATGTGCTAACATATACAAGAGCAAACGGATATACGAAAGGAATAATATAATGGAAAATGGTCCTTTTAAACAATCTTTAGAACAAGATATGGAAGGTGTTATTAGACAAGAATTAATAACTTACAAAATAGAAGGTGGTGTTTTAAAAAGAAAAATAGTCACAAGAGATTTCAGTGATTCTGGTAATTATCATGACAACTCTTTTTCTCTACCTTTGGTGACCATGCACTAATGGCATACAAAAGAAACTATCAGCGTGAATATGCTATTGAACCTAAATCTCGCAGAAAGGAACGAGCTAATAGAAACTTAGCTCGAAGAATTATGATGCGTAAAGGTAAGGTCAAAAAAGGTGATGGTAAAGATGTTCATCATGTTGGTGGTAATGCTCTTAACAAAAAGAGTAAGTTAAAAGTTATGTCTGCTTCTAAGAACAGATCATATGCAAGAACTAAAAATGCAAGAAAAAAGAATCCTAAATCATAATGGCTACACTTATTTGCAATTTACCCTCAGTAGATGTTTGGGTCAGACGAGAATATTTAAGGGATCATCAAGATGGACATGGGGAATTCGTAAAAGGTGTCTGGGTTAGTGCTAAATCTATTCCTGGCAGAAGTTTTTATTTTGAAACTTACCTTCCTGATTATGGTGCTTTGTATGACAAGCTACCTATTTCAGCATTCCTATCGAGCCCCGATACCCCGACCACAGATATGGATCTTTACAATCTTCAGTTTTGGAATTGCATGGATTATGGCGTGGTATCTATTTGTAAACAATTTATAGGATCAATGGACTTCGAAATTCTTACCAGGGATCACGGTACAATGATGGGTGCATATATTTGTACTCTTGATAATTATCATTCAGACCCAGACGTAATAGATTATTCTACCAGCGAAATACCAGCAGAACATAAATCATTTAATCTTTTAGAATTAAAGAATGGGCAGTTCTGTTTGTATCCAAACAATAGAATGAGAGTCTATGATAATTCTTTGACACCTCAAGAGCCATTGCAGCCAGACTTCAAAGTAAGTACAATAGAGTACCAGGTTGAAAATGGTCAAAAATTTAGACTTGGTGATACTGATGAATACTTTTGGAAAACCAAAGATGAATGATAGAGTTTGCTTTAGTCTATATGATAGGCACGATAATAATTAATCAAGACCAAACATTCCCCAATGTTAATGATTGTCTGTATTTTGCCAGACGATTAAACGAACAACCAGAGATTCCATACCCAGATGCCAAGTTCAGAAAGATCACAGCCTATTGTAAGCCCGTGCCAAAACGTCTGCAAAATAGAAGATAATATATGCATTGGATGTTTTAGAACTTTAGATGAGATATCTGTGTGGTCTAAGCTTTCAAACCATAAACGAGCAGAAATTATGAAATCAGTCAAAAAACGAGGCTCTCAAATGCCTCAGAATCGTTGAAACATAAGGCTTTGGTAGGATTACTACCTAAAACAACCTTTTCTTTTGTATCTTTATTATACATAGACTAACATCAATTGATGCTATTTTGGCATTTATGTAATTCATTTTTCCTATGTTTTTTATTTTGCGGAACGAATGTATAACTAATAATAGAAAAGGAGTACTAAATGTTATCAAATTGGTTTTATAAATTTAAAATAGGAAGAACAATAACTGCATTAAATAGTTTGGATGATGCTACATTAAAAGATATAGGTATACATAGATCAAATATCAAGTCTCATGCCTACGAAGTTTTTAAAAATGAGAAGCCAGAGCAAGATCCTATGTCAGAACTACACGATCTTTATGTCAAGTCTACTTATTAATCTACTTCGCCCCAATTGTCGCACAACACAGAGTCAACTTCAAAAGGCACTTTAAGATTTGGTATACAGTTTGACATGATATCAACAATCTTATCTGCCTCTTTTTGATCCTTTATGTTAAAGCATAATTCGTCATGAACTGTTAAAGTTGGAGTCAATCCCTCTTTATAACATTCTATCATAGCTTTTTTTGTTTGGTCGGCACTCGAACCTTGGATTAGTTTATTCAAAGCTTTGTATGTAAATGCTCTTCTTATTCTATTTCTGCCGCCATATTCTTTTTGTGCTTCAGCAAGAGGCATAGCTTTGTTGTATCCATATGACACCGGCTCCCACATATCAAACCTACATTTACGACCTAACCATGTTCTAATAACACCATGCTCCTTTGCATGACTTGATGTTCTTTCTGCTATGCCCTTAACAAAAGGAACTTTTTCATGATATGTATCTAGAAGTTTTGTAGCTTCTTCTTCGTCAACACCCATAACATCGGCTAGTTTTTTCTTACCCATACCATACATAATTCCAAGATTAACTGTCTTGGCATTCTTACGAGATATGCCTGCCATATCGGCTACCATCTGATGAAAGTCAGCATTTCCTTTATTATACATTTCTATCACTTGATCTATCTGAGGATGTTTATTTTGACCTGTCAAGCTACCACAATAATGGGCTAACCATCTTGGCTCTTGTGATGCATAATCAAAGGAACCCCATTTGTGGCCCTCCTCCGGGATAAACAAACCACGAATTAATTTTTTGATCTCAGGATCTCGTGCAGGAATCTGTTGCAAATTGGGGTTACTTGAGCTAAAACGACCTGTAACTGTACCTCCGTCATCGGATCTTAAAGGATTAAAATCACAATGAATTCTACCCTCATGAGAATGATTAAGAATAGTTTCAATAAATGTCGTGTTCGCTTTGTTAAGTTCCCTAATTTTAAGAATCTTTGCCGCAATGGGGTGGGGGTGATTAGAGAGAAACTGTTTTGTAAACATGGGTGCCCCAGACTTTTCTGTGCGAAGATAGTGGATCCCAAGGGAGTCAAACACTTTTGCTATAGATGTGGCGACCCAAGGTTCAATAGAGAGACCGGTATCTTTGACCACCTCTTGTAGTAGTTCTTTCTCTCTTTTAGCCAACATCTTCTTAACACCCTCTGCCTTGTCTACATCAACACGAACACCTTTTGTTTTCATGTCTAACAAAACCGGTAACAAAGAAGACTCCAAATTAAATATGGCATTACACTCTTCTTTATCTAACAGAGGTCTTAAATGATCCCAAAGCTTTAATGTGACACTAGCATCTTGTTCAGCATACGCACCAACAAAACGACTAGGTAATTGCCACATTCCAGATTTTGGATCTACACCAAAATATTCTGCTGCTTTATTCATTATTTTTTCGTTTTTCCACTCGCCAAGATACTCTCCTGCAAGCGAATTTAAATTATAGTATCTTCTGTTTTCATTTAACAAAGGTGCTGCGATCATTGTGTCTATAATCTTGCCTTGAACTTCAATGCCCTCGGCTCTAAGCCAACCTAAATCATACATAGAATTGTGGAATACTTTTTCTATGTGCGGTGTTTCCATTTGTTTTTTTAACCAGGTAAAAACTTTTTGGGGTGGTATGTTACCACCACCCTCATGTCTTATTGGATAGTAAGCTATAAAATCTCCTGCAGCGACAGCCACACCAATTACATAACCATCTTTTCTACACCACCCTGGTCCGAGTTTCATTAAATTAGGATCTCTTGTTTCTAAGTCAACGGCTATTCTATCGCACTTGGTTAGATCAGGGAAAGATGAAGGAGGTGACCAATCACTTTCTAATCCGATTGCTGCTACTTCCTTTATATCTTCATTAGTTAAGTCTGGCATTTCTTCTGGTCCTTTCGCTTTAAACCAATCGCCCCCCATGTCGGCTAAATTAAATTGATGTTTCTTTTTCATGATTAACAATCTCTCCACCTAGTGCTGCATAACCAATAATATCTGTCCACGAATCATCGTGTTCCATTGTTTCAGCTAACCTAGCTAATTTAACTCCTATCATACAAGCAACTACCTCTTCAGCAGTTACCTCTCTTGCTAACACAACCGACCATATCTTGGCTATTCGTTCATGATTGAACTTAGCTGGCCCATATTCCTTGGCTCTCGGTCCGTTTATTAGTTTCTCTGCCTCGTCTAAAAAATATTTTCTGTCTTTTTTCATAATCTAAATCCATTATCTTTACTTGATTCTACAATGTGTAATTCTTGTTTTGCTCTTGTTGCCCCTACATAAAAAGTCCTAATCTCGGAATCTTGATCAGGACTTTCTGCACATGCTCTTGACGACTCTAGCATAAGTAGGACGTTGT